TCGCCTTGGCGCTCCAAACGGAGGTACAGACCGCCGTAGATCGTCAAGGGCGCTGCGGCCACCCACTGCGTCCTGGTGACACTCTCCACGCACCACCCGGTGCTCTCTTCTAGTTCCCGTACTGCTGCTGCCCATGCAATGCCGATACTTACATCGTCCTCGGTGTGAGGGATCCTGGCCCAACCGCGAAATTTTGCTAGGTCTAAAGCCACTTTTTGCCCTCGCTACGGGTGGGTGGAGCCGAAGCCCCACCCACCCGAAGGATGAGAGGATCAGAATCAGACGTTCACTACGCGCAGTTGCACAAGCGCATCGCCGCGGGTGACGTTGGCATTAGCAAAGGCCAGCGCCGTGTACTTGACCTGGCCAGTGGTCGCCAGGGTAATGTCGTCGCGGATCATGCCAATTCCTGCCCATTGACGAATCGCGTACGACTCGCGAATGTCTCCAACCACTGCCATGCAAGTGGTAACCGTTGTGGTGGTGACGTTTACCGGCACGTACTGAGTCACGTAAACCGGAAGACCCATGAGCGTAAACGGTGCAGCGCCCGTGATGCCCTTATCGGCAGACGGGACGAACAACGGCACACTGTTGACCGTGGTAGCGGCAATCGCAGCGTAGACGTCTTGCGGGATGATCCATGCGCAGGATGGACTATTCCAGTAAGCCGCTGGCAACTTGTTGTAACGCATTTCCGTCAGGTTGGCAAGAATTACTGCAGCAGTTGAAGTTGCAGCAGTCACCTTCAATGCACGGGTGTTACCTGCTCCAACTGTCGCACCAGTGCGAACTTGAACACTTGTCGATGCATTATCAAAGATGCCGGTCGGCATTGCTGTACCACCCACGCCCGCAATAAATCCGAACTCCATGTTTTTGCCCATCTTGGCTTGCAGGTCAAGCATCACTTCGGCTTCTACGTCAAAGTTTGCTTGGCGCAACAGCGTCTGCGAAACCTGCGTAGTTGGTGAGCACAGTCGTGGCGGCAATAGCACTTCAGCAAGTGCCATGTCGTTGGTGATGGCCGTGCCACCTTCAGCGATCCACGAACCAGTACCGCTAAGTGCAAGAGTTGCGCCGTAGTTTGCGCTGGTTTGCGTGTTGTAGCGGAGCGATGGGTAACCAGTAATGCCGGATCGATAGTCCGACAAGTTAATCATCGTGCTGTTAGCGGCAAGGTACTTCAAAATCTCTGTTTCATAAACAGCAGGAACCATGATCGTGCCGGCAGCGGTTGCTGGCGTGGTTGCCGTCGAGAGTGCACGCACTTCAGGTGCAGCGCCACCCTTCAACCAACCTGCAAATTGTTCGCGGTACTTCTTGGTATCGCGCTCTTCGCGGCCGAGTTCCATATCGCGCTTGGCGATGATTTCGACAGCGCTCGACGATGCGAAACGCTCGCGCATTTGCGCGGAACGGATCTCAGCCTCGATGGTAGCGAGTTCGTTTGCGACTTCGTGGCCGCGAGCTTCAATCTCGACGGTTAAGGAATCTTGTGCGAGAATGGAATCGCGCTCTGCGGTGAGCGCCTTACGGCTTTCAAAGAGTTCGGACAGTTTCATAGCGGCATCCTTAGACGCAGACGAAGACGGGCTAAGCCCGTCTGGAGGTTGCGGGCTTCGGCGCTCGTCTGCGGATAAGCGCCGTTTTCTACGATTGAGACTTCCAATAGCCTCACCTGGGTGAGTGTGCGTGTGCTGCCGCTCCAAGAGTCGGCGATGACGTTGAAGCCGAACGACATTTCGCTCAGGACGTTTGCGTCCACCAGTGCGCGGATGTCTTTTGCTCGCTGCGTGTCGGGGAGCGTTACTTCGAACGCAAGACCGTGCGCGTCACTGTTGAGCTGGAGTAGCCCACTCTTGGTATTTGCCAAGAGGTCGCGCGAATCGTGACCGACAAGCAGCGAGATATTGGTGCGCAGCGAATTGTCAAACGCGCCGCGTGCGACTTTCTCAGTGAATGGCTTGCCGCCGTTGATGCCGCGCACGGTGAGCGGGTGGCTCGGTGCGTCGTACACCGATGCATAGCCACCGATCTTGTCGCCTTGCATACTGATCTTGGCGGTACGGATTTCAAGCAATGTCTTCACCTCCATCGATGTTCTCGGTGGCGTTGTCGCCTTGTACGGCGCTCATGCCGCCAGGCATAGACACACTTGGAATGTCGAACTGTTCGCCCTGAATGGGCGGTAGGCCCATTCGCTTGCGCCCGTCGTTCGGTGAAAGGATCCCGGCGAGGACGAGTTTCGACAGCGCCATGCCGGCATCGCGCATATTGCCGCGGAGCAGGACGTCGGTATCGAGCCTTGCGTGTTCGCCGGGCCCGCAGAGTTTTCGCGTGATCTCCGACTCCCACGCTGTCACCCATTGGGCGAGTGCGCCATCAACGTAGGCGCGTGCTGTTTCAGATTGTGAGGAAAGCGCCCCGCCGCCCTGCTGGTAAAGCATTTCGGGCGGTACGCCAAATGCGCGTGCGATCTCTTGGATAGAGAATCGGCGCGACTCCAAACTAGTGGTCGTTGATTCAGCGCTAATGCGCTCGGCCTTCATGCCTTCGCGCAGGATCAACGGGCGCGATGCGCCTTCCGCGGTTGCGTGCATGGTCTGCCAGGCGTCGCGGATGGCTTGCACCGTCTGATCGGACATCGCGCCCGGGTGAGAGATCGATACCTTGCCAGTGCTGCCGGTGCGGATCAATGACTTGTGGGCCGCGTCCTGGTCTGCTGCCAGTTCCATAGCGAACTTGCACGCATCCATCGGCGACATGTACCAACTCGGCGACAGCGGATCCGGATAGCAACCAAGGTGCAATACCTGGTCTGCCTTGAGGAGATTCCCGCCAAGGCGATACTGAACGCCCTCTTCGGTGAGTTCCACCGTCGATGTTCCGCTCGGAAGTGGCTGCAATTCGGCAACTGTGCCCGATGAATCGCGGCGAATCAGCGCCAAACCGTTGCCCGAATCAAGCGCACACGTGGTCAGGTAGCGCCGAAACTCAAAGCCCGATTGCCAGCGCGAGGCTTCCCGCGTCATCAGTTGCGTGATTGGCGAGTCCACAACCTGGCCTTGCGAGTCAATGATCGAGAACGGCAGACGCGCCAAGTCGGTGCTTATGAGGTTCATGGCACGAACGACAGCGGGTAAATGCTGTGGTGCTGGCGTTGCCAGTGGTTCAGGCCGCGCGTAGACAACTACGCCGCTTTTGAATCCGAAGAATCGTGCAAAGATGCTCACTGAGATGCATGGAACGAATGTGCCTCAGGATGTCAAGCGATTATTTCAGACTTGCACTCTTAACCAACAAACACAAACGCCGCGGCAATTTCTTGCTACGGCGTTTGTGTTCAAACCCTCGGGGCGTCCCGAGGCGGCTTTCGCCGTCTTACTGAGCCGCTGGGCGGGAGCTCAGGCGAGGCGCTGTGCGGCACCTCACACCACATTGCTGTGATGCGCAAAGTGTACTACCCGATCGGGCAAGCGCTGGTGCTCAATCCGGTTGACTCGCGAACCTGGTGATGCTCCATCAACAGCGCTGCCATGTTGCCGGAAACGATCACATCCATGTTCCCCTTGCCGCCACGTCCCTTTACCGGCCGGATGTTGCCTACATTGTCTGAAATCAGGGTGATTTGGTTGAGTCCGGACACCAAAACGGGGTCATTGTTGTACGTCAATTGCCTACTTTTGAGTAGGTCTGCCCAGCATTTCCACGCTGGTGCCATCGTTCGGATCGACTGATCTACGGTCACAATGGGCCATCCGCGGTCAATCCATCGCTTAATGTCACGCGCTTGCGCCGGATGCGGGTCGACTCCGATCTTGCGGACGTCGTACGTGGCGATCATGTTCTCCAATTCTGCCTCCACCACGCTCATGTCTTGCCATTCACCAGGCATACGCCGCAAGTGCCCTGCTTGAATCCATTGCTGCAATGGGTTCTTGCACTTCTTCTCGTCGAGTGCAATGTCCACGCCCGCCCACCAGCACACGTTGCGGCCGCGGATCATCTTGCCATCCACCACCATCAATGTCAGCGCAGTCAAGTCGAGCTGCGGCCCGTAGCCACCGCGGCTCAGGTCGATGGCGATCACCGCCGGCTGTCCGCGCAATCGCGACCAATCAACCTCCTCAAATTGCCGCTCAAGGATCGCGGTATCGACATCGGACGTCGCAATCGTGTGATATCTGCACGCTAACTGCGTTTCAAACTCCGCAATCTGCACCGGATCGCCGGTGTTTAGCATCGTTTGGGCGGCTAATTGCAACTGCGTCGGGTCGACAATCGTGCCTAGACCGGGGTGCGCCTTCGCCCAAACAGCAGGATCGGACGCCGAATCCTCGGTATCTAAGCCGTAAATCATGGGCCACCACCCTGCTGGATAGGGCGTTCCGTCAGCGATTGCAGCCTCGCACGCTTGCCAGTAGCCCCAAATCGGGCGCGTTTTCTGCTCCGGATCGGGCGTGGTGATCGCCAGCAGTTGCGACGTAGCAAACTTCGCCAAGCCGGTAAGCAATCGCCCAAACGCTTTATCCATGCGCGAGCATTCGTCCGCAATGGTGAGCCGACTTGTCAAACCGTCGAGGGCGCGATCTGTGCATGGCAGCGAGATGTAGCGATTGCCACCGTGCACCACTTTGCCAGGGTGCGCCGGCGTCGAGCCGCCCGAGGATCGCCATCCCTGCTCGTCTTTGTCGCTGTCATCAAGCGCCAGCGTGCGGCACATCGTGGCCATGCGCTCGAAGGTTTTCTGTGCAAGCCGGCCATCGGGCGCGACGGACGAGAACTCCAGCGCTTGCGATCCGTTCCGCATTGCCGCCATAATCATCGATGCCGCGAACTCGGTCTTGCCGTTGCCACGGGCTACCACCAGCAGCAGCGACTTGGTGGCCGGCGTGTCGGTCTTCACCTTGGCGATCACGCGCCGGCGAGCAAGCAGGATCATCGCCACCAGGCACTGCCAGGGCATCCATTCAAGCGGAGTACCGGCGCCTTCCTCCACGCCCTGCCCACACTTGCGAGCGAACGCCCGTGCTTCTTCTGCGCGTGGCTCGTCCCACCACACATCGTGCGCCGCCGGCGCTCGGCGCTCGGCGAGATAGCGCTTGCATGAATCAACGATGCGCAGATTGGCAACGGCGCTGCCGCTGGCGATTGATTCGGCGTATGCGTCGGCGAGGTCGGCGCATAAAGGGGGTCGCTTCAGGTGTTTACGGCGTGAGTCTGTTCCGCCTG